CTTCCATATTTCTTATATTTAGTTTTTGTAAACACCGAAGCCAAGGCTTCGGTTGCTTTCATACGAGAAGAAATGGCCAATTGACTTGGAAGATATTCTCTAACAGTCTTATATGTTTTCTTATGTAAGCTGACGCCGTTTTTATCTTTCTTCTGATAACCTACTTGACATACGTAGTTAAAAGCATTAGTATAAGCTTTAATAGTTGGCAGAATCTCTTCTGCCGACATATTTATCTTAATTTTAGCTGTACGAGTTAGTTTCATATATCAAATATATATCAACTTATTGACAGATGTTGTAGAAAACGACACGAAATTTCAAAATAATTTACAGGAGCGGCAATTCCTCCGCCAGCACGAGGCTGGCGGTATCCTTGCCGAAAGATTATGAAAAAACTTTTAAATTAAGCAATCTATTTATTATTGAAGTTGAAGTTAAAGGATCTGCATCAATTATATAATTTAAACATAAAACTAAAGTTCCTATTGTTGTATCATTAATTTTCCAAATATTAGATACATTATTTTGAAAATCTATATTTAAACAATATTGTGTTTCTTTTGATTCTGCATTTGGGTAAAAGTAAATACATATTAATTCGTCATTATTAAATTGAAAAGAAGTTTTACAACTAATACAAACAGTAAATCTTAAACCTGACTGCGCACTAAAATTACATAATTGCTTACAAAATCTACATTCCATAAATACTATTATATCATGAGAATGGTATAAGTTTAATTAATCTATCAATTATAGAATTAAGATCTTGTTGATTTTTTATTGGAATATAGAAATCAAATTTCAAAACTTGATGCCAAGATGATCTATTATTTTTGCGCTTGAATAAACGAGTACTAATAGCATCAGCAACTAACTGATAATCACATTCATTAACAAATTTATATAATGTATATGCTATAATTTTTTCCATAGCAAAATTCATATATAATCTGTCATGACAAATTTTATTGTAATAAAATTTGGTACAATATAATTTATTTGGACCAAATAATAGAGGTTCTTTACATATTGAACAATCAAAATTTATCATGAAAATATTACCAATTTTAATAATCTTTGAAAGATTAAATCAATATCTTCTTGCGTTTTAATATCTATAAAATAATCTAAAGTCATTATATGGCTATCTTGATAAAAACTTTTAAATTCATAAAAATCTATAAGATTATCAGTAGCATTACCTATAATACAAAATTTACGATCTTTAAAAAGATATTTTGCAATTTGATATAAGTGAAGTTCACCTTTATCATTATATGAAAAGCTTACATTAATAGGATGTGTCGCACAATATTTACTATATTTAGTAACTATATAATTTTTAAAAGTTTTATTAATTAATTCGTCTCCACATATTGGGCAGTAAAGAACAGTATTCATGAAAAGGGTATTAATTTTATAAGTTTATTAACAAATGATGGTAATAAATCTAAGTTAGATTGGCTATCTACAGGCATATAATAATCAATTTGATATATTGGGGGATAATAAACCGGCTCATTATTATCAAATAATGCACTATCTTTAGTATTTGCTATTAACGAATATCTTGAATCTTCAGATTTAATAGAATATCTAACTACTTTATTATTAAAATAATAAATTGAAATATTATCTTCTGAACAAAATAAACAAGTCTCGCCATCTTTAAAGGCAGAAAAATTTAATTTAGTTTTGCAACGGGGGCACAACAAATTCATGAGAATGGTATTAATTTTTTCAAACGGTTAAAAACATTAATTAAATTATCTTGATTATTTATCTGAATATAATAATCAAGCCACATAATTTCTTTATAATTCATATCACACACTTCAGTGAATTTTAACTGAGAATGAGAGAATATCTTTAAATTTTCTTTAAAAAAAGAATAAGATTTTATTTTACAATCTTTATCTATAGAAATAAATGTAAAGTACTTACAATTACCAGTTATATGTTTGGAGCATAATAAATTATAACCTATATTTATATTAGCATTATGCTTATAATTAAGTATAGAGTTGCAATTTGTGCAATAAAATTTTGGCAAAGTAGAATTATTCATATAAATGGCAATAATTTCTTTATTCTGGGAATGATTTTGTTAAGATCTTCTTGATTTTTAATATTAAAGAAAACTTCTAATAATAAAACAAATTCCCAATCAAGAGAATCATAATTTGCTGGTAAGTAAACAGATGTTTTATTATCAATAAAATTAGATAATATCCACATATTATCTTTTACAAAATTATATCTTATTACTTTATTATCTATCAAATGAATATATGTTGGATATTTACAGTTTCTGCATGATAAATAAATAAATTTATAAACTGATTCTATCAATGATTCAGATAAGAATTTATCACAATACAAGCAACGGAAATTCATGAAAATGGTATAAGTTTTACAAGTCTTTGCACTATTTTTAGTAAGTCATCTTGACTATTTATTGGTATAAATAAATCTAACATTAACACAGTTTTCCAGCCATATTTTTCATTATCATATTTAAAAAGATAAGTATAACTACCATTAACATAAGATTTTGCCAAATAACCTTCGTTATGAATATTATAACCCACGATATCCATTTTATTATTTAAATTTAAAAAGTTATTATGATCGGTACAATATATTGTGATATTATTATTAATTTCAGTAGAGCTGCACATTTCAAATAAAACTAATCTTTGCAATTGACTTTTACATTCTGGACAAAAATATTTTGGAAGCTCTAAAGTCATAATATTACGAGAAAGGTATCAATTTAATTACTCTATTAAATATATTATTTAAATCATATTGATCTTTAATTGGTATTACATAATCAATTTTAAAGATATGTTTCCAATTATTTCCGATATGATAGCGAAATAAATCTAATCTATTATCTCGTGCAATAACTCTATATTTATAATCAGAACTATGTAAATCATATCCATCAATATTCATGTCTTTATCAAGATATATTACATCGTGCGAGATATGAACACAAATTAAATTAGTATAATGTATTAATTGATAAATAGCTAATTGTTTATTACATTTAGTGCAATATAATGTGTTCATGAGAATAATATTATTCTTTTTGTTTTATCATAAATATTTGAAATATCTATGTTTGGCATATCATCAAAACTTATTGTTTGACTTTCAGAATTTGAAATAATTAAATTATATTTATGTTGTTTAAAATTAAATTCCCAACGTACAATAGGCGCATCTATATCATCTTTTATAGATACATGGATTACGCTTTTAGCTATAAAATCACCATTAAATAGTGAATAAGATAAAATTACATTTTTATTATAAGTTGAACAATACAAACAAGTATAATGAAAACTATATTCTGAGTGTTTTTTTATTGGAATAATGCACTTACCTAAAAGTGTATGTTTGCAAAAATGACAATTCATAAAAATGTCACACAAAAGTTAAATTTTATATAAATATTATCTGGATTTAGTTTCATAATATGTGGGAACTTAATGATTAAAGAATGTTCAAACGGCTGACTGAGACAAGTTATATATGATGAATTTGTTTTAAAATCATTAGTCCAGGTATAAGCCTTATCATATCTATCTAAATAAAACATAATCTTATCTGGCGGTCTATCTGAACTATTAGAATAATAATAGGAATATGTTAGTATTGGACAACTATTGCATTGATATACAAATGTTTCTTTTCCATCTTCAAAGAATGAAAAGACTAATTGTGATTTGCAATATTCACAATATCTAATTGCATGCTTCTCTTTTTGAGAAGATTTTAAAAAACTTAATATATTCATAAAAATAACAATATCATTTTTACTTTATCAGTAATATTTACTGGAGTAATATCTGGAAAATAATCATGAAAAACTTTTAATAATTTTGCTTTCCTATTTGGTTTCAGACCTGGAATTCCGGGCTCTTCATAATACCACAATCTTCCTTCTTGTTCATCTTCATAGAATGACCACCTATAAAGCTTGTCATTTATAGTAGTATATAAATGTACGGCATAAGGAGTTTTATCGGTATCAACCCAATATACATATTCTGCATGACATGTTTCACAGAAATCAACTTTCATATTGCGCTGTGGGGTAACATTAAGCGATTTATCCACAGTTGATTCTTTGCAAAATTTACATATCATACAATTATAATAATCACAATAAATAAAATGTCAAGAGAACGTAATTAAAAAATTAACTTTCTCTTTAATTTTCAACATATCTGGAAAATCAATATCAAGAATTTTATCTATATCTATGTATTGATATTTTCCATTTTTTGCACAAATTATTCTACATTTACTATTTACAAAATCAATCTCCAACCACTTAGAATATTTTGAATCCAAAGATACTTTTAAAAAGTCAATAGCATTAGAAATTGCATCTGTCCAAATTAAAATAGAATGATTATGTCCGGTTGCACATATACGCTGAATATAATCAGATGTTTTATTAACTGGAAATAACGTTTTTTTATTCAAATAAACATTTTTCAATTTATCATTGCAGATGGGACAAAAACACACGTCATCCATATCTGATCATATAACTTTATGATCATGAAAATAAAATATAAGTTTTAACTTTATTTATTAATTTTTTATAATCATTTAAATCTGGTTTAAAAAATGGCAATTTAGTGGCAATTCTTGATGTGTCGTTCCAAACGAAAAAAATCTCATTATATAAATGCCATTCTACAGAAACAGATGTTGTTAAAGGAATTTTTATTATTTTCACTTCATCTGCAGTCAATTCAGATGGTATAAAAATTATCTTATGATCAAGTTTCTTATCACATAATTTTTGTAATAAAAATAAGTTCTTTCCACCAAATTCATAACGAAGAACATCATTACATACAGGGCATTTTTCTGGAGTTTTTAAAATCATATGTATAAAAATATATTAGCTTAACATGGAAACAAGCATCATGGGAAGAACAATTTTAGATTTTAGTAAAGGAAAGTTTACTAAAAATAAAATTGGTAAACTATTAAGAAAAAGTGAAATTATTAATTATGAAAAAATTTCTCCCAATAAAATTATTCAGTATATTAACATTATTAAAATAGGCATGTATGATATAAAACTTTCTGTACATTACGACAGTCCAGAAAGTTGGGTAAAATTAAATCAATTTAAAGATTTTGAAATAACTATTGGTGATCCTTGGGCGATTGATTTAAATAAAGACGAACGATTTAAAGATCGTGCTTGGGTTAAAAACAATTTCTTTGGCAAATTTCGCATTAAAGATTTAATTGAAGCAATTCACTATTGCGTTCGCCTTAATACAATAAAAGCATTTCTTTAAGAAAATGTAGAATATATCCTCATTTTTTCCAAAAATTTCTCTTTAGTTTTAAACTTAAACTTTGGCAATAATTTTAAATCAATCTTAATATCTGAAGATGGTTGACTGTCTTTTTTCCAAATATGAACCCTACTAGAATTAGAAAAAAACGAAGATATAAGCATATAACAATGACCTTTATCAGTAACAACTAAAGTTTCCGATGTCATTCCAACTGGTTTTAAATGACCTTTTTTAAGGTCAAAATCTAAAAAACCACTCTCTGCCCTATTGCCACACTGATCTCCACAGTAATATGATAAAAATAACTTATGACCTATAAGATAAGTTGTCAAGTCATTTATATTGTTAGTTAATATTTTATTATTTTTATGATATATGACTAATTTAATAGAATTGCTATAACCTATTTTAAGATCAACTTCAGTTGATTCATCACTTACAACTGGTCTAAAATATGATACTTTAGAATCATTACAATTAAATACACCAATTTTAAATATTATTGGCTTACTACAACCAAAACAAGGATTGTTAAAAGTTATAAAATCTTTAATAGTGAATTTATGCATGTTTCGGTTATAAATATAACGAGGAGATACTGTGGTTTTTAACGAAAAAGAATATAGAAAAGAATACGCAAAGAAAAACAAAGATAAATTAAAAGAATATCACAAACAATGGAGAATCAAAAATAAAGATAAAATAAAAGCCTATAGTAATAAGCCAGGGCAGAAATTAAAAATAAAACATATAGAGAAGAAAATAATGATAAGTTAAAAGATTTGTGGAAAATATGGTATCAAAATAATCCTATTCGTAGCATTAAACGAAGATTTTCCGAAGATAAAAAGAAAGCTGCTAAAAGAAATTTAGCATGGTCAATAATTATTGAGCAATATAAGAAGCTAATTATTGATCATTGTTTTTACTGTAATAATAAATTATGTGATCCTGTTATAAGAGCGGTAGGATTAGATAGATTAAATTGCAAAATAGGATATCAGGAAAGTAATGTTGTTTCGTGCTGTTATGTTTGCAATATAATTAAACACCAACATTTATCTCCAGAAGAAACAAAAATTGCAGTTAATGCAATTATTAAATATAGAGAAGATAATAATACATTATCTATTAGAAAACAAGATACTATGGACATTGTTTCTAATCATAATAGAAATTAAATACTAGCTTTATACATTAAGTAAGCATTAATAGCATCATTAATATCTCCATCTAGAAAACTATTAACATCTGATTTTGAATATGATGAGCGATGATCTTTTACTAATTGTGTTGGATTAATATAATATGTTCTGATTTGACTACCAAATGCAACATTCATTTGTTGAGATATTTTATTATCTTGAATATCTTGTTTCTTTTTCATTTCAATATCATATAATTTAGCTTTTAACATCTTTAGTGCAGTAGCTTTATTTTTATGAAAATCGCGTTCAGTTCTTACTAAAATATTAATTCCTGTTGGAATATGTTTTAATCTAACCGCACTGTTTACCGCATTTACATTCTGTCCACCTGGACCTCCTGCAGCTTGCGCAGTTATATCTATATCTTTATCTTCAATTTTAATATTAATTGTATCTTCAATATCAGGTATAACATAAACGGCAGCAAAGCTAGTTTGTCTAGCATCTCCTGCATTAAAAGGAGAATTTCTAATTAGTCTATGTACCCCGCTCTCGCCCTTTAGAAAACCATAAGCATAGTCACCTTCAATTCTAATAGATACAGAATCTGTACAAATTGCAGAATACTCTTCTGAAGGCTTTTTATCTAAAATTTCAACGCTAAAGCCTTGACTATCGGCATATCTTACATACATCCTAAGAAGCATAGTAACCCAGTTTGCAGCTTCTAGACCGCCAGCTCCGGCACTAATTGATATAATGGCTGGCGCTTGATCGGCAGGATCTTTCATCATTTGGTTGAAAATTTCTTTTTGTATTTTCTGATTTAATAAAAATAAACTTGTATAATCTTTATCTCCAATTTTTTCGCCAGATTGAGATAATTCCAAATATAATTGAATTTCATCTTTCTTCATTAAAAGATCTAATAATTCTGTAATATTTTTCCTTGTTTTCATTATTGATGCCGCATTTTTTGGATCATCCCAAAAATTTGCTAAGTTAAGCTTAGCATCTATTTCATCTACTTGTTTTTGTAGATTTGAAACAGGAATCATATTTTCTAATTTAGTTATATTATCAATACAAGATTGTATAATTGTATTGATATCAATATTATTTGTATTCATAGTTTACGAAAATACTATAATAGTATTTACTCTTTGTAAAAGTTTTAATGGTCCCATTGCTTCAAAATCAAGCATTTCAATTTTTATTGGAATTGAATTTGTGTTTTGTAAAGAAAATATGCTAGTATCTCTTATAATCCAATTATTTTGTACTAAAAATTTATTAGTTTTAAAAAACTCTAAATATAATTTTATTGGCATTACTTCCCAGTCTGTGCCAAAAAGATAATTTTCATAAGATCTTATATCTAAAATATGACTAACTATACTATATTTATTTTTACACAATTTATTGTTGCAATAAACATTAATGCAAGGCTTCATATCATGAAGTGCATTTATTGCAACGTATTTATCTAATAAAGATGTCATTAGATATTCAGGTATTGATATTTTTATTTTATTAGATATAATATCAATAATAATATCTGCTTTTATATCATAATTTTCTGTTGTATGATTAATTCTAAAAGAAAAAGAATTGTTTTTAATTGGAACATTTAAAGATGGTATTACGCTTTCTTTTAAGTCATTAAAAGAAGTTAACTCACAATTAAGCGAATGATCACAGAATATGCATTTATCTTTTATTTTAGAAAACTCTAAAATATTATCGAAATAAGTTTGCAAAATACCTCAAGAGAAAATTAATAACTTTTTAATGCGATTTATTGTGTGTTCAAGATTTTCAATATCTAGCTTAATTAATGGTAATGAACTAAATCTATCTTCTTTATTTGTTGAAAATTGTATAACTTGCGTTTCTTTTGTTGGATATAAATTATATATTTGGTAAGTATCTTTAAATGGATCATCATTAAATGTAATTGATTCTGAATTTAATACAGCTTCAACAGAATTATTATTCAAATATAATTTAACTACATAATCATATTGACCACATTCGTGACACTCTATACT